CGCCAAGCTCTCCGCGAGGCCACTTCACTCGAAACTCGCTATTCATTTTAGTGTAAACAAGTTGTTTATCCGCTTCATTCTCAAGAGAGTTAAGCCGTTCTACAATACCAAAATAACCCCACACAGCGATAGCTACGCTAGCAATCATGCCTAAAAGATTCCTAATGGGAATCGTAATTTCTGTGTTATCGTTTATTTCAGTAGACATATTATTCACCACTTAGTTTTGTGCGACCAATAGCGAGCGCTAAGCTTGCTTGGACTGGAATCTTGTGCGTTATGTCGGGCGTAATAGGCTTTCTTCCTAGCTTTACCCTTAGCAGATTTTGGGTTCTTCCCCTCACCGCTAACGCCTTGAGCGCCGAAGCGAATGAGTTTGACCTTATCACCTTCCTTAGCAAGAACTGCGTGGCTCTTCTTAGGATGCTTAGATGTTCTCTTCGGTTTGTTGTAACCACTAAAGGTTTCACCGCGATAATTTATACTCATTTTTCTCTCCTTAAATTAGATAGGCAGTTTCCATTCATGCCTAGGAACCCTTGTCGGGTCGGATAAGTGAGTTCCGACTTCCACGAACGGCGTAACGCGACGCCTGCTCCGTAGGGGCTATTATTACTTAACCACAGCCCAAGGTAATCTCTTACTTCTTAGGGGCTACTTCACCGTTTTTCAGTGCGTAGCCTTTGGAAGGTTGTTTTTTCTTCTTGAAGATCGCATCATAATTAGCGCGATATTCTTTAGAAGGTACATCTGTACGTCCATCTTTAGCCATTATAGTTTTGTCCAGTTATCTATAGGGGGTAAGAACATGCTGCTCTTATATTCTTTTTCAGTTAGTATTAAATCGCCTGCAAAAGAAATCCTTCGAGTCTTATTTATATCAGGTTTAATATAATGTACTAAATAGTTTGGAATAATAATAAAGTCATTAATTTTAACGTCAACTTTAAATTCAATATTGTTCACATCCCGAATAATCAAAGGTAACGCCTCATTAACTTCAGTATAGAATACGAAACTAAAATGCGAGTAACCGTGATTGTGCGGGTTAGAGGGAACAGAAAACTCTTTGTGTATGCTAATACACCAGGATTGAGCGAGATACTTATCGTAATCTTTCGGTAAGTACTCGTCAATCTTTTGGTTTATTTTTTGTAATACAGAAGGGAACTGGTTTAAACAATTAGGCACTTCTTCTTCCGAAGAGCCTTTGAATTTACTCGCAAAGTTGTTAAGCTCGTTTAATTCATTATTATTTAAATCAATATTTGTTTTCCAGTACATTTAAATCTCACATCTATCCTTGAATCATAATCGACACCAGTTGTGAATTGGCGGTAAATAAGTACTGCTTTTATGTTCATCTTCTGTAACAAGAATATCACCAGCAAAACAAATCCTGTTTTTACTAACTTCATTCGGTTCAATTTGATGTTGATAATAATTAGGGAGAATAATAAAATCTCCGAAGTCAACATCTACTCTAAACATTAAATTATTTGTATCCATTAACACTAAGGGACAACCTTGATTTTCAGTCGTGTAAAAAACGAAACTAAAATGAGTGTAACCATGATTGTGAAAGTTAACAGGAGATTTCTCCCCAGGTTTAATATTAACCGACCAAGATTGAACCATGTATTTAACGTAAGATGAAGGTAAATAAGCATCGATATTAGCATTTACTTTTTCTAAAACAGAAGGGAAATCCATTAAAACATTAGGGATATCATTTTCTGATCCACCATCATATTTCAATGCAACCGCATTTAAACTAGTTACCTCTTCATCTGTTAAATCTATTTTAGTTTTGCTTAACATTTAAATCTCACACCCATCCGCTGCGGAACACGCAAGAGTTTGCGCGCCTTCAGTATTGTCTTCCTTCTCATAATTGACAAGGTCGGCAAAGTTGATTTGCGAGGGGAAGGCTGCAAAGGCTGCTTCGTAGTCTTCTTCGGAACAGTCTTGATAGGGCGCTTGGGCATATGTATGATCGCTATAGGGCAAGAATGAAATGCCCGAACACAAGTCGAAGTTGTCATAGACCCATGAACCAACTTCCAACCACTCTTCTTCTCGCACATAAATCGTAACGGAAGGTTTGTGTTCACACCAGTGTACAGCGAACAACTTCCAGTTTTCAAGTTGCTCAATCGCGTTCTGTTCATTAGCTAGAATAGCTCCTTCAGGTGACTTAATGGGGAAACTAAAGATAGTAGTACTATCTGGTTTCATAGCGCAGGGTTCGTTGGGAACGCCTACGTCATTCAGAAAATCAGTGATAGGATCTTTGTTATCTTGACGTACAGTGCGAATATAATAGGGAGCAAATCGACCGTGAATACCCGACGCAGAGTTGACCAATTGCGATACAGTACCCGAGGGCTTAACGCAAGTAATAGCTGTACTCTGAGGAATACCCAAGAGAGCAGCCCATTGCTTATTTGTATCAATCGCAACATTACGTAGTTCCTCTAGGAATTTCGGTTCTGGTTGCTGTAGTAGTGGGCAGTCCTGGATTCCGGTGAGAGACACTCCGAGCAAAGACTCTTCGGCAGTATTGCGTTTCCACACTGATCGCAAGTAGGGAAGGTCCGTAAGGGTTGCTTGTAATGTTCCAAGAATTGTTGCCAGCCGTACTTTGCGCTTAAGACTAGCTTTTGTATCTTCTTCACGGGCTACGACCTCGCTGAGGTTGCAGAATTGGTTTGGTCGCAAAATAATTTCTGAGCACGGGTTTGTACCGAAGTCCCAGTCTGTTTCGCGGCGTCCGTTTTCTGCTGCTTTAGCTTTGGCGGCGACACGGCTGAATATACCCCGCTCACCAGATTTACTTTTAACAAGTGCTGTCCATTCATCTAAGAAAGTCTCCATATCAGGTTTGACTTCGTAACAAGCGCTGTTATTAGCTAGCGCACGATGTCCGAAGTGTTCCCACCAGTTACCGCTCTTAGCATCACGAACTTGGGGATCGCCAATGTCTGAAAGCGAAATCATAGCGCTCCGACGTACACCGCCGACAACAATGATCTCACCAATCTTGCACATGATGTCATGGCATTCAATTGGATTTAGCTTTCGTCCTGCGGCTCCTTTAAAAGTTCTATCGAGGAAACCCATGAGGTCGATAAGAGGTGCAGGACCGCTGGCGCGTCCTCCCATCGTTTTAAGCCTAGCTCCTGCGGGGCGTACTTTGCTGTAGTCCCACTGGTGTACTTGACCAAGATATAGGTCGGCAATTTGTTTTCGAATGGCTTTCGCCCAGCCTTCTTTGGAATCTCCAACTACAATCTCCCGTTCCGTTGTTGTAAATGTATCATTCACAATTGGAAGTTTAGAAACAAACTTAGATTCAACACTGAATCCAACACCAGTTCCAGAGGCGAGAATGAAAAGAGCTTCGTCAAAAGCGCGAGGGGAATCAACGGCCACAAAACTACAATTAAAGCCAGCGACGTTATTTTTACGGAGAGCATCACCTGCGCTCCACATTGCACGCATAGATGGCATAACTTCCATCTTATCGATTGCATTGTAAAGTTCCTCGCTAGTATCCTTATCGAGCTTATCACCCCAGAAGTTTACGTAACGACTAACTGTCTCTTCCCAACTCTCGCGTTTACCAGAGGTCTCATCCCAACGGGCATAACGGGAAAGGTGAATAAATTTTTGATATGTGTCCATTAGACATCTCCTTCAGGGAATTTTGATTTGTAATAACCATTTGTAATATGTAGCTTGAGTTGATCAAACCCACCGATGTGTAGTCCGCCCTTCATAATTTGGGGAACCGTAGACCATTTCCGTCTCTTAAACATCTCTAGAGTCTGGGGGTCTGATGGTACATCGATAAGCTCATACTCAAGGTAATTTTCCTGAAGTAATTTCTCGGCTTTCTCACAATAGCCGCATGTGTCTTTTGTGTATATTGTATACATAGTGTCCTCTACTACGCGTACGATTACTTGACGACAGTAAGTTTGGCGATCTCCGCTTCCAACTCTTCGTCAGATAAATCAGTCGTATTAATAGTCTGATTAACTTCTTGACGTTGTAGTTTGGGAGCTTCATATTCTGCAATAATAGCAGCAATACGAGTGGCTTCGCCTTTGTCACCTTCTTCAAGTGCTTCGTACATATTATAGCGTAGTACATCAAGGGCGCTGAATGCAGCTTCATCTTCCTTGAGGACCTTCGCTAGTTGTTCCATTTTTTCTTTGATCTCATCTCGAATAGCTTTGTTCTTCATACGAGTCTCATAGCCTTTCTGACGATATACCTCAGCCATTTCGGGTGAAGTAATTGGTTTCAGATTAGATAATGATTTATCTGAAACAGGGTGTTTACCTTTGCTCATTTCCTTCTCCTATAACCAGTTGGTGTCGTCATTAACGAAACCGCTTGTGCGGTCTCTCCATGAAACTCTATCTTTTGTAAGTTTATCTCTGTGAGTTCTCAATACTTCTAAGCCCATAGCGCAAGACATAACAGTATCATCGTTACAGCCTGACATAGCTTCCATCTTCCCAGAATCTTTGGATATGTAAGTTTTGAGTTCTCTGATAATTGTTGCTGAAGGTACACGAATATCATCTTCATTCACCGCATTCTGGAGTAAACCAATAATCTGTGGCTTAGTCGCCATAGTAGTTTTAAACCCAGGTCTCGCCCCTTCGGACGATGATAGGTCTGCTACTCTAGTTTGGTAATACAAGTTGACGTAACGCATTTGATCTAGCCGCAATAACGTAGCTAGCCCAATACTATTCGATTCGACACATAATAAAGCATTATTATAATATCGACCTAAGTAAAAGAGTATCTCCCCAAACTCGGTGGGGTCTACTCTGTTGTTTCTATACATAGCTACAACTTCCCTATCGGGATTCATAACTACAGCGCAAGAATAGTCTTTCCCAACGCCTTGAGCAACGTCAGCCGCAATAATAAAGGGCGTATCAAAATGAGGGAATTCCCAAATTTCTAACGAGCCTTCTTTCATCTCAGTAAACTCACCCGTCATAGGGTTGAACTCTCTGAGTGCTTCTGGTTCCGTTGCTACTAACTCTGCAAGTTTCTCTTGGTCGAACACAGTGTTACCTGAGACAACAAAAGCTTCTTGGGCGTTAGCTGGATATTCTTGCCGAAATTTATTTTCGCCGCCTTCCGCAATTTTTAAGCGTCGCCAGTAAAGCTGATTATTATCTAAATCATACTTCTCTACTAGTTCATCTTCTTCTACGGTCCGCTCGAATTCAGCGGGGGCTTCCCTTTGGTATTCCTCAGTCGCAAACCAAGGAATAAAAATTGGGATATATTCATTCTCTCCATTGAGAGCGCCTTGGAAGAGCCGCCAGAATTCTCCTGACGCACCGTTAGCGGTAGACTCTAAGATCACTTCCGTACCATCGGCTTGGGGAATTCCTTGGAAAAGCCCAGCAAGGATCTTTTCATCATGTGTCCAAAAACCAACTTCGGAAAGATGTGCAATCGTGGGGGTAGTACCGCGTCCAGCTTCGGGAGCACCAGCAGTGTAAAGACGATAACCTGACTTATTCTCTTCAAAAAGAATCTCCTTCGCATTTGACTTTTGTAAGGTAGGCCGAAAGCTGTCTGGCATGTTTTCAATAATATTCCTAGACATACTAAATAGAGCATCCGACGTTGCGGCGTCGTGAGCCATCACTACCGACTTGGAGTAGGGGGTGAAGTATGTTTTCCAGAATACCCGCGCAGCGCAATAAGTAGAAATACCTTGCTGCCGCGCTTTGAGGATAATGGCGCGTACGCGGCCTGTCTCCTCTAGTTGTTTATTTAAAGCTTCTGTAATAAGCTTTTGGGGTTCGTTAAACGCAAACGACACAAAACCTTGGGAGGAGTCCTTCGTGAGAATTTTGATGTTATCTTCACAGAACTTTTCAAAGTCTGTCTCGTATACCTTAGCGGAATCCCGTTTAGCTTTTTCCTGAAGAAGCTGAAGTGTCCTCTTATTCTTCATTTTCTTAACTCGTTAATAATTCGTCAAAGGTGCCGCTGCGACCGAGATACCCAACTTTAATCTTGAGGGTAGCTGAGGCGACGTATACAAACTGGGATCCACCGCTTTTATGCGAGTCAAATTCAACAATCAAACCAGTAGTGGGGCTAACATGCCAGTGACAGTCGTGGTCGATACCAATGTAAGTATGCTGACCAGCTTTCGCTTCTTCAACGTCGGCTGCGCCTGTATTAATAATTTTGCAAAGTAAAGTTGCCATTATATTACCTTCCTATATATACTGAATACTGCGTTAGTTGGGAAATCCTGCGGGTTATCTTGAATTTCTTTTGAGAGCGTTAGTTCGAATGGGAGAATATTCTTTGAAGCAATACCTACTGGACTCGTATTACTGCGAACTACTAATAATCCAACACCGTTTAAAGCTGTAATTATATTATCAACTTCCGATTTGAATTCTGGAGAGTAAAACCATGCGCGAGAATTATTATTATCGGCACCTATTAATACATAGCGTTGTAGTAGAAATTGTTTCTCTTCGTAAGGAATTAAGCTTACAGAGGCGCAACCAACTACGTAGTTATCTTTAAAATAAGTTAAAGGGGTTTTATCGGGATCGTTGTGAAGATTCCATAAATCTTCTTTTAATTGATCGTTACCTACTCTTTCCCGTTCGGCTCCTGTATAAGGGTAAGCCTCGTCATAAAGACGATCAAACGTTTCTCTATCAATCTTTTGGTTTGCAATTGAAAAAGCCATTAGGTCTTCCTCCGTTTCGCTGAAGTCTTCTTAGCGATACTCTTAGGTTGTTTAGAGAACTGCTTACCTTTCTTAGTATCAGCTTTCTTCTTAGCGTTAGTAGCTTTCTTCTCGGAGGCGCTAAGCTTCTTCCACTCAGAATCTGGGAGGTAACGACCACCAGTAGCTTTCTTGCCTTGAGTAGAGGGTTTCCCTGAGGAAGTACGCCAGTTCTGTTTAGTCCAGCGACTCAAAGATTTTTGTTGCTTACTCTTTGTCATTATGCCCATCCTTCTAAATAATCTTTTTCGTAATAACTTTTAAGTAAAGCTTTAGTACGTTCTGTTAAATCGTTTTCAGTGATTGGGGATATGTTTTTTAAACCCGTTTCATTTCTGTAAACTGTTTCGTAGTTAGGACTTAAATTTAACATTGGTAAAACAATAGTATCAACTTCTGAAACGTAATACTTCTCAGGGATATCTATCTTTACCCAATTACTTTGGGGGGTAAACTCTGAAATATTCCATAATACACTTTGATTCTTAATAATATCGTTCGGATCGGAATCCCAGAAAGAAATGTCTTCTTCAGGGTTATCCCAGCAATCCCAGCGTACTCTACCTTTCATTTGGTTAATCGTTGAAACCCACCTATTAATGGGGTCTCTTTTAATTCCGATTAAACGGGAATAACCGTCTTCCCAGGTGGGGTAGCCTTCTGCGAAAAATCTGTTTATGTAACTAGAAGCATTCTTGGGGGGCGTAACTACCGCTATCCCATCGAAAACGTGGGGGAGGGGGTTTACAAAATCCTTATCGTATATACTAAGATTTATAGCCACCGCCAGCTTCCTTATAAGCTTTAGCTAGGAATTGAGCTTTCCTAGCAGACCACTGTCCAGGCTTACCGCCTTTCCCTTGGGCTTTAATCTTTTTGAATAAACGTTTCCGCATAGCAGGCTT